CCTCCTTCATAAGCTGTGTGCAGATTATAGCATACTCTGCACGATTAGTCAACAACAAATTTGCACCAATAAAATATATACACTAAAAGGCGGGAGTAATTTACTGCCCGCCTGTAAGTGTATATAAGTTTTTGTCAAAAATTAGAACGGAAGGTCTGCTTCCACTTCCGTAAACCTGCCTTCGTCCGTGAACTGGCGGCTGTAGCCTGTTTGACAATCGGTGATTGTCTCATCAAGCTTTTGAGGGTCGCTCTTTTTCTTGCTCGACAGCATCTCCATGTTCTGCACCGTTAGCTGCAATTCAGCTTTTGCTTCGGCGTTTTTGTCCAGATAGCCGTGTGCCTTTGCAGTGCCTTCAACGTACACTTTCGTGCCTGTGGTGAGGTACTGTTGGCATATATCACCCAACTTGTCCCATGCCGTACAGCGTATGTACTGCGTTTCCTCGCCGTTTTTGCGGCGGTCGTTCACCGCAACCACGAACAGGCAATAGTTCTTGCCTGACTGTGTGGTGCGCATTGTAGGCTGTGTGGCAACATTGCCGATAAACATAGATTTGTTCATATCAATCCTCCAGAATGTATTTTGCGTACGAAACCCTGCGTCCGTCCGCCCGTGTCCTTGATACAGACGTTGTGCGGATTTTGTGTCCCTTTGCCCTCAGGTCATAAATCCTTGCGGACAATCTGTAAATATCAAGCACCTCAACAGCTTCTTGCGCTGTTATCGTGCCGTATTCTTTGAGCCAGTCAAGTACCATCTTGTTTTGTTGTTCCACAATGTCTACCTCCTTCTGCGGATTATCGAACCCATTGAGGGCTATTGTTACCGTGGATTCGATAATGTCGCAATCGACTTCGAATATCCAGCCCCATCCAGTAAGGATGGTGAGTGCGTTTGCAACGGCATTCATCGTGAGCCGTGTTCGCTCCGTTATTTTCGATACGGGTATTCCCTTGCCTGGCGGCAACAGTTTCATCACCGTAAGCACTTTTGCGGCGGGCTGAAACGTTCTGCTGACTTCGGCACGGGAGTACAGACAGTCTACAGCTTCCGTTTCCGTCATACCGAACGGGTTTGATACAGTGCGGCGCACCGCCGCTTCCATCCGTCCGAGCGTTTCTCGAAAACGTGAGTTGTACGTTAATGCCCTTGGGTCAACTTTAAACTTTGGGCAGTACTCGATTGCGTACGTTTCTTTACATGAAGGGTCGCTTGCCGAACGGTTATATGCCTTTTTTGCTGTCCAACCCTCTACAGGTTCAAACCTTTCCGCCCAGCAGCAGTTTTGTTCGCCCGCTTTAGGTACTGCGTACATGCAGTCAATGCAGGGGTTAGCCTTTTCGCATGTGTTTCTCATTTTATTCCTCCATGTTTGCTTTATTTTGATGCCCGCCTACGGAGAATCTGAATCCCTTCGGTGACTTGTTCAGCGTCCATCTCGTCAGCATTCTCTGCCTTGTAATATCCGAAGAACCTTTGCCTGTCGGTGTTGGTCTCCGTCAACAGCCGTTCAAGCTCTGCAAGCTGGTCTGCACGGCTCGGCTGCTTTGCAGGCTCTTTCGGGGTTGCGGGTTTTGCGTCCGTATCCACCCATTTAAAACAAGGGGTTGCAGGGTTGTTATTGTGCTTGAAAGCAATTTCAAGCCGTGTGATTTTGCGGCTGTCTTTGTCAACATCCATACATGTGACGATGAATTTGCCGTCAACCTCTTCGCCGCCCCTCTGGTTCTTGCGGGTAGTGAATTTGTCGGCGTTTACCCAAATGAACGGTGCAGTATATAATTCCCTGCCGATTCCCCAATTAAACCCGGCACGTTTGAAAGCGTCGCTTGCCAGCCCTTTTTCCGCCTCCGTGTTTGACGGAGTTCCGACATCCTCCTTGCTCACCCATTGGGCTTTGTCTTCGTCCCAAATGCTGATGGTACAATTTGCATTGTCACGGCTATGCTCCCTTTTCCAGTTGAACGCTCCAACAGCCTCGTCCAACATCGCCATATCACACCTTGCGTCCTTGTAAAGGAGCAGGATAGCCCCTTTACCGGCAACAAGTTTTTGTACTCGGGCATTTACGTCTTCCGCCCGCAAGCAACGGAAATAGATTTCTTTCTTTTCCATCATTTCACCTGCACATTCTGCCGCACTTCAATGTGCGCACCCGCAATGATTTCGCCGCTTTCAATTGCTTTCTTCAATGCAGCTTTGTCAACGCTAAAGGCAATTTTTTGATACTGCTCGGGAATGCGGGCTTCATCGTCCACGATAAGTGCCTTACTCTTCCGGAAGCTTACCCTTCCCGTTTTACACTCGAACGTGTTGCCGTCAAGCTCGGCTTCCAGCATCGCTTTCATTCGGTCTGCAAGTGCCGCCGCCGCTTTTGCTCTCTTCGCGAATGCGTCCGCTTCGGCTTTGAGTGCCGTGCTGTCGGCTGTTGCATTCTTGTACAGCTTGATAATGTTTTCAAGCTTTTCGTCCTTTGCGCCGAGTAGTGCTTCGAACGCTACAGTATCGGCTATTTCTCCTGTCTCCTCATCAATGAGGGACAGAATGTTCTGATTGATTTCATAAAGTGTCATTTTAAAAATCGTCCTCCTCTTCATATTCGAACGGCAAATTGATTAACCTTGCGTAAAGGTTGACTGCCGCATCATACCTTGCCTGTGCAAGGTCTTTTTCTTCTGCCGCTGCCGTGCCGTCAGTGAGAGCATCGTCAAGGTTAATTTCAGCCTGGCGCATGTTTTCTTTGGCGTTCGCCATAAGCTTGCGGAGCGCATCATAGTACGCAATTCGAGTGTTAATCTGTTTTGTGTTCATAAATTTCCTCTTTCTGCGGGGTCGCCGCTTTTTGATTGCACATGTATTATACACCCGCATTAACGTGCGTGTCAACCCTTTTTTGGGCAAAAAATAAATATATAACGCAAAAGAGAGCCGCCCGTGACCAGCAAGCAGCTCCCTTTTGTGAAGGAGGAAATAAAATGAAGGCTGAGAAAACCCCATTGCGATATATAGTACAGCGCATAATGCGCACCATTTTTTCTCAAGACAGGCAAGAAGGAGTTGCGACCGACATTTATGTCGGTTACAAAAGGCAGCAGCCTTATTTTTTAATCAGAGGCAGGCAAGAAGGAGTTGCAACGGCGAACGTGTTATCATAGCCGCCCGCCGTTGCTGACTGCGAGGTAAGAGGTTCATCCTGTCTGACGGTTATAATTATAGCACGTTCAAAATGCGCTGTCAAGAGAGTATAGAGCCAACTACCCTCGTTTTTTGCTTGTAATCCTCGTGCATAGCCTCTTGCAGGTCATAAACGTGTATAATATCGCCGTCAGTGTTTGCAAGTTCCAGGCGCAAGCGGGAAGCGTGCTTGAGTTCGTCCGCAACGTCTGCAATGAGATTTTTGACATAATCCGCTATTGCAATTTTGCCTTCCGCAACAAGTTCGGAATAGCACTGTTCGTAAAGTTGCAGCGTGTTTTGTTCCCACAATACGTACTGCTCAAATGCTTCAACGACAGCCCTGCGTTTCGTGTTGGTATCTACTTCGCTCCGCCGTGCGCTGTACCATCTGTCAGGTATGATGTGCGGGTCATCCGTTTGCCCGATTTTGCATAGTTTGTAGCAATGGTTTATGCAAAACCTGCAAGTCTTCCGATATTCGGCTGATTCACCCATGTACTGATACTCATGCAACCGTTTGAAGCCACGGAGGTTCAAAAAGTCGAAATAGTCCGCCATTTGAGCGTGGAACATTATGCCTTTTACCTGATGTGTTGCTATTTTAGACAGTATCTCACTTGCAGCCATTGCTTCCGCCTTTCTCAAGCGAGGCGTACCGCCCCTGCCGTTACATAGTCAACCGTTCCTGCTGCACCCGAGACAACAAGCGTCAAAGTTGATGAGTTGCAAGCGCAAGCCCCTGCACCGAACGCAGGTGCCGAGGTGTTTATGGTGATAGGTGATGCCGCCACAACCGTTTGCTGACGCACACTACAGGGCAGTGTAACGCCGTTCAGCGCAAGGTATACAGTAACAGTCCCCGCCGCTGTCGGCGTGATTGTGACGCTTCCTGAGGCGGTATAAAGCCCGCTGCTCTTGATGTTAATGCCGCTTGCATTTGCGGACAGCGAACAACCGCTGTTGTAGCATACACTGCCGAGCAGGGACAACGGAGTTGCCGTTGCCGTTACGGTCTGTGCCGCTGTGTTTACCGTGCTTACTGCCGATTTCTTGAAATTATTAGAACATGCCATAGTTTACCTCCGATATGGTGCAAGGTATCAAATTCGTGTTGTCACGAAAATGATACCCGCCGATTAAGTCAAAGTCGATTAGTATCCGCAACCGCAACCGCAGTTGCCGTTGAAGCCGTTACCGCAAAAACAGGGAGAGTTGACCGAGTAGGTCGTGTTGGTGGGGTAGCGGACTACACCGCAAAGCTGTGACTGGAGCTGGAGCTGGTTAATCTGATTCTGCATGTCCGCCATCCTGTTGCCGGTGATTGCGTCAAGAATCTTCTGCACCTGTGCCGTGGTGTTTGCGTTGATTGCAGCGGTATTCATTGCAGCGTTATAGTTCACACCGTCAATGCCACGGAGGATTTCGCAGCAGCATTTTGACGTATTGCCGATAATATTCTGTTCCATGCCGGCAAGTGCGCCGATGCCCTGCTGAATCCTGATTTCACTGTCCTTTACTGCGTTGGTAACAGCGTTAGTGTTGTTTGCAACCGCCGCTACAGTCTCGCCGTTCTGCCGCTCAAGAGCCGCAAAATTAAACTGATTCTGCACGTCCTCGGTGGTTGCGCAGTCTTTACGGTTGCCGCCAAAGCCGTTTCCGCCGCCTGCGAGCAGGAAGAACAGGATAATCCAAAGCCATTCTTGGTTGCCGCCGCCGAAGCCGCCGTTCATTGCCGCATAATCGGCAGGAGTGAAGTTGTTGTCCATAAAAAAACCATCCTTGATTTATTCAAACACTGTGCCGTGTTTGTTGCACTGGGATGGATGATAATCCATATGGACTTGTTAAAGTCGGTTATTGATTACGCATAGCCTGCAAAAACATTTGTCCTTGGGTCTGCGCCTGTTGCATACGCTGTTGGGATACGCCGCCGTTTTGCATGAGCATGTTAAGCAACGCCTGCGGGTTTTTCCCCGCCATTGCCGCACGGAATTGTTTATACTGCTGTATCGTGTCCGTCATTTCTTGCATTTTTGCCATTTGCGGGTTGTTTTGGCTTAGAGATTGCAGTATCGGATTCATTTAATCGTGCCTCCAATTTTGCTAAACGTTGTTCAATAGATTGTAAATCTGTTTCCGATTCTTTGTGAGGGGTTAAATCGTAAATGTCCATAGTCGCATACCCTGCGCTGTCCGTGCGCTTGAAGAAAGCAAGCGGAGCGGTTTCATCAAGCAGGATAACAGACTGATTTGCGCCCATCTTGTATGCGTTGCCGCCTTGTATGCCGTGTACCCATATCAGGTTGGATTGCTGTCCGAACGGAAGCTGAGGCTGTGGAACAGGCGGGCTGTACTGCATTTGCGGCACTAACGTGTTGTTGCCGTACATGTTCGGCATGTTATATCCGTAAGGGTTCATGCGCACCTCCATTGCTTGTTTATTTAATTATAATACAGCAACGGGATATGCTCATTCATTTATGTGCATTTTGACGGCATTTTCAGCCTTGATGCACTTGCGGCGGGCTGTCGATTGAGACACATTGAAAATATGTGCAATGTCAATATACGTTGCGCCTTCGACCAGCCGCATGACAGCCATGTCACGGGCAACCGAATCATGACAATATTCCTTCAATAAAGTGATTATTTTAGTATTTGATATACTATTTAATTCTGAATTTGACATATTTTGCATAAAAAAGAGAACGCCAATTAGGCGTCCTCGGGGGGCGTGTTTTTGTTTATTCGCAATCGTTCACGTTCTTGCATTTTGACTTCGGGAAGTCCCGCAAGTGATGTCAAGAGGCTGACGATAGCCGCCATTGCCGCAGATGAGCCGACAACAGCCCAGTTGACTTCAGACAGCAATGCGGAAGTTGCAAGCACACCGCAAGCCGTTTGCGCCGCCGTCTTAATCGCTCTGATGGTTGCGGCTTTGAGCCAAATTGTCCAGTTTGTTTTCATGCAATTCAAGCCTTTCTTCTATCTTGTTGATTCTGTGTTGATTCGCCTTAGCACGGTCTTCAACCCCATACATGCGCTCAATAAGGTGGTTATGTTGAGAAACACGGTCTTCAAGCGATTTCAGCCTAAAATTCGTCAACTTGTTTGACGCAAGAATGCCCGCTATTGAGCCTATCGCCGTTCCAGCAAGCGAAAGCAGGGCTGTAAGTACAGCGTCATTCATATCAATTTACGGTGCATTCGTAGCAGTCCACATCGTCAACAGTGAGTTTGACGGTGTGTGTCTTGCCGGGCGTTACAGGCTGTTCTTCAACAGGTTCGGATTCAGCGTGATTTTCAAGCATTCTTTCAAACGCAAACTGTGATTTCTTCCCCCACTTGCCGTCCTCAACAAGCGGCTTTTTCGCATCGTCGGTGTAGCCCGCCGCATTGAGTGCCGCCTGCATTTTTTTGTACTCTTCGCCCTCGTGCATAGGGCTTGATACTTCAAATTTTGTCATATTTTTGTCACCTTTGCCATAATTAAATTTAACCGTCATCAATCCACGGTGCGTCCACGGTCTATCGCTGAGCTTGGTGATAACCACACCCCAGCGCAAACCACGGGCTTCAAGCACCAACGGTTCACGTCCCAGATTGCCGCAAATCCAACCGACATGCGTCATTCTGCCTTTTGATTTTGACCGCATAAACACCGCTTCCCCGATAACATACGGTCGTTTTATCTCGGCAATTTCGCCTTTGTCCGTACACCAATCGGTGTAGTTCGTGTGCGCATTAATGTCGGTTTTCTCGCCGCATTCAACCGTCAGCCATGCGTCAAGCAAGCCTTGACAGTCTGTCGCATAATCACGTTCAGACCACTCCGACGTGATACGGGCGAAATCCTCTTCGCTGTAGCCCTGCTTTGCGTAATGATTGACAAAACGTTCGTTCAGTGTCGCCTTAGTGCAGGGCTTCCACACTGTCCCAAACAGATAGCGTGTTGGATATATTCCGCATTCATCGGGCGACAGCGGCATATCTGCATCAGCAGGGGCGGCATAACGTATCGTATGCCGCAAGCCCCACCGAATAAAATCAAAAACATCGTACTTCATCTTCATGTTTTAATTGTAGCATATATTGTTGCATTCGTCAAGCCATTACAGCTTAACTAAAAATGCTTCATCGTCAAAATTTGCCGGAACACCGTCCGCAACAGCGAGCGCAACATCAACGCCGTTGGTGTAGTGGTAGCCCATAACAACACGGATTCCCGCGAACCACTCAAAGGGATTTGCAACCGTACCGACAGCATCGGGGTCGGGTACAAGCTCCCATGCAAACCCCGCCGAACCGCTGTATATCAGCTCCCACTTAAACCCGACTTTGGGCGGAACAGTCAGAGTGTCCGCAGTTGGTATGGATTCGATATACACACGCATTTTGTCCTCAAGCCCCGCTGTCGGGATTTGCTGTTGTGTCGTAATTGTTTCTTCCTGATATGCCGTTACCTCGTCGGGGGTCATATCGACTATTTGTCCGTTAACACATTTTTTCATGCTTTTACCCCATAAACAACCATTTTAGCACCTGCTTTTATCTCTCCTGTGCTGTGCGTCCAGTAAAGACTTTTTATGCCCTGTGCGAGGTCGCCTTCCCCGAGATGGGCATAAAAGTCATCAACATAATTGTCAAAAAGACTGTCACCCCATCCAGCGTGGAGGGAGGTCGGCTTCCGTTCTCGCGCAACAGAACATCGTCCACGATACCTGTCCTTGGAGCCGTCAGGTGCAGGATACGGGGACGAGCTAAATTCACCGACAATCGTATAATTTCCTGCGTTAGCGTATGGTGCGTTAAATATATACGCTATGTCTCGTCCTCCGGGTACATTTTTCGTATTCGGGTATATCCATACCTGACATGCAGTCGTAGATTCAGCCGCAAAAATCGCACGGATTTTCTTGTAATTACCGCCGAAAGGCTGATATACGAAAGATACGTTTTCGGTTGTTGTAACTTGACATATCTTTTCCCACACTTCGCCTTCCTTGATTTCGTTAATTTCGGTTTGCAATTCGTCAAGTTTCGCAAGAATCTGTCCCCAAACATCGGCAGAGGGCGGTTCTTCTGTGTCCGCATAGTCGGATATGCTGAGCCTGCACGGCACTTTTGCGGGGGTAGTAACTCGCACGTTGCCCGCCGTTACGCCGACGTATACGCAGTGTATATCCCGCAGTATCGGCACGGTGCAGGTGTTACCGCTAAACAGCACTGTTTGATATGCCCATTTATGCGCCGCTGCATCGTTATAGGCAAATATTCCGACCTTGTTGTTTAAGTCAGCCCATTCGGCATCAAAGTCAAACTCAATGCTGTAATCGCTGTTGCCGTTGATTATAACAGTGCCATCGGTTTGTGTCGCAATTTTGTCACGAACAGATATTTGTATTGTGTGCATGTTGCCTCCTTAAGATGCAGGATTCATCAGAACCCAGCTTGAGCCGTTAAACACTAAATGCGCCGTCATGTTTACGCCTATATCCGTTGCAGATACAGCCGCATTAGTGTGACAGTTGATAATTGCCGCCGCACCTGTACCAGCCACATCAAGGGTGGGGTTTGCCGCCGTGTTGCCGTTTACGAAAAGCACATACGCAACAGAACCCGCAAAACGGTTGTACAGTGTGTTCCTGCCAAACAGAGCTGCCGGTTTAGCTACAAGGCGTGCCGCTGCATCGCAAGTTGCATAACACGTTCCGAGCGCACGTGCGGCAGCATTAGCGGTTGCAGCACCAGTACCGCCGTTTGCAATTGAAAGGGGTTCGGTTACGGTTAAGTCGGATAATTTTGTGGGGATATTAACGATTGCCGTTGCAACATCGTCAAAGCCGTATGCCGTAAGCGTTTTGCCGTTTCTGCCGTCAATAACCGCAATGCGGCGTACAGTCCAGAATCGTATGTACGCCATAAGTTTTTGCAGCACTTGAAGAATAGTATCGTTCTCGGTTATGTCGGCAGGAGCAACCAAGTTTGCGCTGTAGTCCGCCGCAATGTTTGAAGCAGAAAGTGCTTCGGGGTTGCCCGTGTCGGCTTCCACGGTTGTAAGCCTTTTTTCGAGCTTGCCGATTGCCGTATTAACCGTGTCTGATGTGCTTATAGCCGCCTGCTTCGCCGAAATCGCATAATTGAGCATGGTTATCTCTTTTGCGTCAAACAGCGTGTCAAGCTTATCCATGTTTGAGTTCAGCACCGCAATGTTTACATTGTCGGTTGCAGCGGGCTTTTTGAAGCCGTGATTAGGAGTGGTAGTAGCCATTAGTCTGTCGCCTTTCTGTTTTCTTCACCGTCGTTTGAGTAAGTCGCAACGGCAATTCCGCCGTAAGTTATTGTTTGCCTGAAAATCGGCAATGAAAAGTTTTTTCCGTGTGCTTGTACGTCTATTATATCTCCCGCTTCAACCGTCCAGTCGGAAACAGCCGTTATTATTGCAGGATTGTACTCCGCAAAAGACTTAAGCTTTGAAAGAATAGCATTCATCATCTTCTTAACAACAGTGTCCGTCCCCATAATCAGCGGGTTGTTGCGGATATAATAAGCGTTCTTGCCAGTTCCAACGGTCAACGTCACCTTTTCAATGCCCTTTGCAGTAGTGCCTGTGCTTTTACGGTCGAACTCGACAACAAGTTTGTCATTTCTCTTCACCACAAAATCGTATATCTCTGTCGAAAAAAGCATAGTCTGCGGTAAAGCGTAATTCTGCGCCGTGAACCATCCGAGTGAAATCTTTCCGTCACGGGTCATGCGCACGTTCGAACACGCAATTTCGGCGATGTTACGGAAGACCTCGTTTGAGGTTATATCCTCGTGCCATTCGGGCTTAGCCGAAATGGAATATGTGGAGTTCGTGAATGTCGTTTTGACAGGGGTTAATCCGACTTCGGCACAAAGCTGTGTGTACAGTGAACCCAGCGTGAGCGGATAAGTCAGCCCTTCAAGGAAATTATACACCTTTTTGTCGCTTTTTTCAAGCTTATCAAAACTGTTGAGTTTAATTGTTTCGGCATTCAACAGTCTCGGTCTGTCGAAACGGAATACACCGCACGAACGGTATTCGTAATGTGAAGCCGTGCCACGCATGTTGTACTCAATCAGTGTTGTTCCCCGCCGTGCAAAGCTGAGATGTTTCAGCGCAATACGTTGAAGCTTTTTGCCCATGAATGTGCTGAGGGACAATCCTTCCCAGCCCGCAAACGTGCCGCCAAAACTTCCCCATGTTTGAGACGATAACTCACCCCATGTGAACAGCCCCATTTGCGCCCATGATGAACCGTAGTCCCATTTGCAAGCCCACACTTCGCCTACATTTGCGCCGATGCACGTTATCTTTGCGCCTGTGTCGGTGTAGTCTTCATCGATAAAAACAGAATGCACGGCAAACGGAGGCTGCATTGGCGCACCTTCACCCTCTATGCGCAAATACGGAGCGGTGCTGTAGCCCTCTATAAGCGTTCCTGTCGTGAACGGAGTGTAACCCATATAAGCATAGCATAACGCACCCTGCGGCGGCTGTACGTTGCGTGAGAGCGTTTCAACGCCCATGTACACGGTGCAGTCGTTTGAGTACGCACCGCTGACCATGTAGTTGGTTAACAATTGGTCACGGTTGATTAGTGTAAGACTTATCGTTGCGGAGTTTGTTTCGCCAATGTGCAGTTCATCGTCAGCGCACATTGTTTCGGTGATGTTCACGCCTTGCGCCGAAATGTCTTCGTCCGTCCATGCCATCATTGTGGAGACGAGTGACGGCACTTCACCGTACATCGGGTTAGAAAACAGGCACAAGATACGTTCCCGAGGGTTTCTTTGCCGAATTGCGTCGTGAAATTGGTTAGTCGCTGTAATCATGGTTGCTCCTAATACTCAATAAATTCAATTTTGAAAGAGACTTTGGCACTGTCCCAGTCTCCGTCCAAACAGTCGGGAACGGTATATGTCAAATTTGCGCCTTTATATGCCACAATTTCGTCAAATTTCCCTGTCAGCAAGCTTTTATATCGCACCGTAAAACTCGGTTTACTGCAAAGTGCGATTATTTCGTGAGCTTTCGGGAATAGAATGTAGGAATACTCAAGCCAAAACGGTGTTTTAGTGGCAATGTATGCTCTGTGCATTGTGCCTGTCAAGTCACGTCCGACATTCGCCGCTCCGCTGTCGAGTTCGTTAATCGATCCGCCGTGAGCGGAGGGGTTCGGAATCGGAACCCCATCCACTTCGAAGCCCATGCTGTAATTTGTATACAAATCATCAAGCCTTGGCATGTTAATATCCTTTCGTTTGTTCGTACATTTTGAGCGAACGCGCAACCACTCGTCCTGCCTCAACGGAAGGCGCAAATACAACAGTATTGTCACCTTGGGCATTCAGCAAAGCACGAAGGTAATCACGCACTTCCCTTAGCAGCATGTTCTGTTCGGCATTTGCGTGTTGTACGCCGCTTGCAATGCCCTGAACGATTTGATTGTTGTTTGCAACAGCCGTACGGTTGCCGATGTTGCCGACAAATTCGGGCGAGCTTTCGTTCGCAATGAAAAGGTCGCCCCTTGGCACGAACCCGCCGTTTGCGTATGCAGGAACGTTCATGCCCGGCAATGCAAAGTTACCGCCTTCGCCCCAAACTTTCCCCATGATGTATTTCAACCTTGGGCTGAGTTTGTTGAACCACTTGTTAAACGCTTCTGTTGCCGTTTCAAGCCCGCTTGCTAAGCCATTGGCAACTTCTGCACCTATGGTTGTTCCCGCCGCTCTTGCGTCCCCTGCAACAAATTCGTCAATGCTTGCAATTTCGTCACGGAAATCCTTGCGCTTCCAACGTTGTACACGCTCTGTGGCATTGGAGAGGGCAGGGTTGATGTAATGCTCGTTGAACAACTCATTGAACTCAATTGCGCCAGCTTCGTCCGCCGCTGCAAGTGCATCGATAAAATCACCGTTTCGCCATTCTTCAATGCGTCTGCTTGTATTGCCAAGCGCATCCTTAAAGTACGCCTCGTACAACCACTCGGAAAAGTCCCCTCCGTGATTTTTCAGCCCAGCCGTGACTGTGCCGACGCTAAACATTGAAGATATTTTGCCGCCGATAAGCTCTTCGAAGTAGTGCAGTTTGTACGAATCCTTACCGTATAGTTCGGTGAGCTGTTGGAGAATAGAGTCGCCGAATTGCTCTACAAAGCTTTTTGCAGCGTTTCTGACGGCATCAATGCGCGCCTTGGGCGACTTGCCCGCGCTCTCTGCCCACGCTGTATTAAGGATAGTTTGGTAACGCTCAATTATGTCATTTTCTATGAGCGAACCTAAGCCTGTGACTTCTTTGCCTATCTGCGTGAGCCTGTTCTGGTAAGCTTCGTTCGCCGCCGCTCTCAGTCCTGCAATGGCATTAACCTGTGCGGGGGTGCTTGCGAAAGGCATGAGGTCGTTAAGCATTGCATTGTAATCCTTAAGTTCCTGCTCCGCAAGCGTGCGGGATTCACTGATTGATTCGGTGATATGCTCAAAGAAGCCTGTGATTTCGTCTTTGTTTTCCCAGTTGATGCTGCCAAACAAAGCTTCGGCGGAGGAAAGCGGGTTCAGTATCTTGCCGCTGCCATCGCCAACAAGCGTTTGCAGTTTGCTGTACAACGCGGAAGACTGCTGCGAAAACTCATCAAGGCTGATTTTTCCTTCTTTGTACTGTCCACTCAGCTCTTTAATTTGTTTCGTGATGTCTTCAAACGATTCTACACCGCCGTTGACCATTTCGTCAACAAGAGCCATGTAGGTTGCAACGTCACCGCCCATTGCCGCAACGACTTCGCCCATTGAACCTGCAAGCGAACGTTTGATGTTCATGCCAATTTCTTTAAGCTCAAGGCGGCTGTAATCAAGCAGTTCGTTAAACTTTGCAATAATGTTGTCAACAAGGGTTGAGACTTCGGGGTCATCGGGTGAAATAACCTGCAAGTCGCCTATAAGGTTCTCAAGCTCGGTTCGGGTTGCGTCAACGTTATCGGAGTACTCTTTGTACTTTTTAATGCCGCTGTCGAGTGCGCCGTTTACACCGTTGATGTTCGAAAGGGCTTTATCGAAGCTGTCGGCAAGCATATCAACCGAAATTGTGTTGTCGCCTGCCGTGAAGAACCATTCGGCAACCTGTTTGTCAAGCTTTTCTTTTGCGCCTATCGCAATGCCCGCTATAACAACGGTGAGTGCCGCAAGGATTCCGATTGTCCAGCCGACGGGTCCAGTACCAAAAATGAGCAGACCGCCCGCAATTCCGAGTGCCGAACCGATAGCGGTTTTGATGTAGTCCTTTAATTCGGCTTCGCCTGCGCCTATTTTCCTTGCGCCTTCAAAAGCCATCGTAAGACCTGTAACCATCAACCCTATGCCAAGAGCCGTTTTGAGCGTTTTTGCCGCCGTTGCGGAAGTCTTAAGCAGTTTGACAAATTCTTTAAACTTGCTGATTAGCTTAATTATGCCGACAGTAGCAAGTGCGCCTGCGAGCAACGCTCCGAAAAACTTTATTGTCGGAATTGCGCCCTTGATTTTCTCTTCAATCGCCGCAACCCTTTCGGATACAGAATCACCGATAAAATCATAAGTCGGAAGCGGCAACTTGTTCCAGTCAAACCCGCCGCCGGAAGTATCGATGTTTGCCCCACCGCCGCCTGCTCCGCCGCCTGTTACACTGCCGACGATGTTCAATTGGTCAAACCCTGCAAGTGTGCGAGAGAATTTCTTTGCCGATGTGTTTGCATGGTCGATTCCGTCCGCAACGTCTTCCATTCCGCTTGACAAATTGTCCGTTATGTTAACCGATGTCGAAAGGTCGGAGTAATCAACCTTAGGCATTTCAAACCCAAAAGCCGCCGCAATTTCGGAAGCAAGGTCACGAATAACGTGCATAACGGCAATTGCATAAGGCAGGATTGCGTTCAATGCGGGAATGAAGATTTCACCGAGCGCACGAGCCGCCTGTGTAGCTTGCTCTTTCAGTATTCGGAGCTGATTTGACGGAGCGTCAAGTGTGCGTGACATATCGCCCTGTGCCTGTGTAACCTGAGTAAGAATAGCGTAATAACGTAAGTATGCCTTTTCGGCTTGCGTCATATCGCTGAAATTCTTTTCAATACCCAGTGACAGTGCTTCAGCTTCAAGCCTTGCTTGCGACAGGTCGTAACCTATACGGCGTAACGGTTCAAGCTCACCACTCAAGCCGCTTTGGAGCTTAAGCATTGCAGCTTCAACGTCAATGTTATAGAACGAGGATATGTCGTAGCCCAACTGTGTGAGCTGTTGGCTCATTACAGCGGCACGGTCGCCCGCAACACCGAAGCCTGTTGCAAGCGTCTGGAATACACCCTGATACCTCATCCATGAGCCGGGGTCAATTCCCATCACGTTTGCAACTTCTTGCGCATAATTCCGTGCTGATTCAGCGTACCTGCCCATTGCAACGCTGAACAGGTTCATGTCTTCAATGTAGGTGTTTGCAGCGTCAACCCACTCGGAGACGGCGTTTACGGCGGTTCGGAATACGTTGAAAATCAAGCGCAGTTTAATGTACAATTGCGCAAACGTGAGTAGTTTCTTTTGTGTTGCTGACTGCGCACTGTTGGCGGCATTAACATAAGCCCGAATGTTCTTCGGCAGTGCCGCATACCCCGCCGCAATATCTTTCATCACTTTAGACAGCGGTCTCATAGCGTCTGCAAGTGCCTGAATTTGCGGGACAAGTGAAGCAATGTCAACCTCAGACAGCTTTTTCAACGCATTCGGAAGTTTTTTAAGGTTCGAAATATCAAACTCCGACATCTCTTTGAGTGCGTTTGTAAGCTCTGAAAGCCCTTTGACATTAACGCTTAATCCGTTTATCGCTTCAAGCACTTTCTTTAGCTTTTTCAGCGATTTAACCGCCGTTTCAGTCGGTGCAGATACTTGATTGAGCGTATCCACCATCGATTTTAAGCCTTGTAACGCTTTCGAAGCGTCAGAATCTATGCCTATGATAAGTTCATCAATCGATACAGACAAGACATGTCCTCCTTTCCTTCGTATTGCTCTGCAAGCTCATCCCAGCTTTTGTAAAACTCGGTTTTATCTTTAGGCTTGGGCTTGCGTTTTTCTTTGCGTTCATCGTTTTGCATTTCGTACGGCTTATCGGGGTATTTTGCGCTGCTGTGCTTGGAGAAGATTCCTGACAGCGCAACACCCAGTGCCTCATAGGTGTACAGACCTTGTAGCCATGCGTTCCAGTTATCATTTTCGTATTTACGCTGAAGCGCAAGCTTATGTCCTTCCAAATATGATAAAACGAGGGTAAAATCGCCATCCCAGTACTGCTCCGCCGTCATTCCGATAGAGAGAAGATACGGAAAAGTTTCACGAACAAGTTGTATGTTCCATGGGACGGTTTTTTCACCCCCGTCTGTGTCAGAATCGGAAAAACTTAGAAACTTGCGTTCCAGCTGATTCCGTTTCCCTTTTCTTCGTCCTTGCTTTCCTCAACAAGTGACATTGCGGGTGCAAGATACATTTCAGCAAGCTTGCCTGCAAGTTCGGCTTTGTTGCCGAGTGCGTCAAGCATACGCTCAACAAGCGCATTCGAAATGTCAGCATGGTTTTTCAGCAATGCGCACTTAAACAGTGTGGGAAGCCTAAAAATAGCGGAAGCACCGTCTTCAATGCGAAGGTCATACTTGGTGTACGCAATTTCGCAAGTGCGAGCGGTGAACTCAAGCGTGTAATCCCTGCCTTCAAAGGTGAAGGTCAGAGTTTTGGGAAGATTAGTCTTGTTTTCCATGTTGTATTACCTCTGATTAGTCGGAATTAGCTTTAACTGTGGGCTTTTCGACATAGCCGCCCACGTCCTCAACGGTCAGCGAAGTGTTGACTTCGTAAATCATGTTGTCGGACAGACCACCTGAGCCGAGAACGCCGGGCGAAGCGGTGAACATAAACGCTTTGTGATTGCCGTCAGGCAGGAATGCAAACCATGTTCTTTTGCCGCTTGCTCTTGCGGTTTCAGCGGCGGTGCGCATGGTTTCCCAGCCTGTCAGGTATGAATCCTCGTTGTACATAACAACGTCAACCTCACCGCTTATATCGTCCTTGCCCTTAAGGTAGCGATATTTCTTTTCGGCAGGAAGCGTTACCTGCAAAGGATTCTGTGTTATAGTGATTGCGCCGACAGACACAATGCCGTTAAGCACGGTAAAGCCTGTGGTGGGTCGAGTACCTGCGGTAGTCTCAACGCACCACGCGAATTCCATGCCGACGGTTGTACATTCAATAGGCATACAAATTACCCCCTAAAGATTTCGTTTTTGTTTGATATTATTGCACGGTAACGTGCATTCAGTCTGTAAATGTCGGTTTCCAGATTCGGAACGGTTCGGGGCGAGCAATCAGCACGGCTAAAGTTCATTGCCTTCATAACATCGTCCACAACGCTCATAATTGCCCAGCATTGGCTTTTCTTGCCATCAGTGGAGTTAGAGTACACATCAACGGTAAAAACCGTTTCAGCGCAATTCTCGACTTCCTCAAGCGTGCTTGCTCTGCGGTAGGGGACGTTGTACACGCAAACAACGGAAACATGCGGGAAGGTTGCGGGTGACGGCACATACTCCCCTGCGATAGATATATCGGGATACTTTGCCGTAACAGCATTGTATATCTGAGTGTAAACCCATGGTTCAACGTTAATCATAATGATTCCGCAACCTCCTTTGCAATACGAGGGACTTGTTGGGCGATAGACAGTAAAGCTTTGTACATTGGCATTTGCGCAATTGTACCGTGAGTGTAAATGAACTCGCCGTTCTCGTCCATGTATGCCCATGTTTCCTGTGCGCCTTTTCCTTTGCCGTACGAGCCGATTGTCAGGTTTCCTGCTTTCGGGTGCGGAGAAGTGCCGACAGCTCCGTTGTAGTACACGCCTGCGCCAAACTCAATAAACGCAACCTCATCGCCGCGCGCAACAACGAGCCTTCCGTCATCCGCAACCGAAACATCAAAGGTGAACGGAAGGGAGTGTACGTTGCCTTCGTCGTCGATAACCGAACCGTACTCGGCAGAATCGGCAAGCTGTTGAGCGTATTCGGCAAGCCTGTGTGCAACCTCAAGCCTTAAATCACGTTCGTATTTTTCAACACGCTTTTGGTTCGCTTTCAAGGCATTTACTGCCGCTTTTATCGAATCTTTGCTTAATTCGAACCGTATGTTCACTGCTTCACCTTTCGTACGGCAACGGCAGTAAGGTTTTTCGACTGTGCAACACGCACAACGGCATAATCAGCGGGTTCTGTGGGCTTTGCGTCAATCCAGAACCGTGTTGCTTCGTTAAATGCCCAGCTTGCGCCCTCAACTGTGATTATTTTGTCATAGTCTTCGCTCAAGCCGAACATTTCCGCTTCCGTGCCGCCCTTTGCAGGGGTTACGCTTGCGCCGATAGGTGCAGGGTCAGCATACTCGATGGTGTACTCGCCTGTATACAAACCGTCAACGGCAACAGGCTTGCGTCCTAAATACATCGAGTAGTAAACCGTCTGCTGTAAACGTTTTGCAAGTCTCATCAAAAAATCCTCGCTGTCGGTATTACTGCATCAAGCATGGAATCAGGCACATCTCCGCTCTCAAACTGCATAGTCGTTGCGCTTTCGGTGTGTCCTGTCTGTCCTTCCATGCCACGTTTGTTAAGCAGATATGCCGCAATTTGACATTGCAGTGTTTCATACTTTGAAGGAACTGTTTCGTCCCCTTTCCGTCCGAACGGATACCGTTTATTCAGTATTTTGTCAGCGGCAAGGGCAAGGTATGCGGAAAGCTGGTTAGGGTCAGTTTCTCCGCATAATGCGTTTACCATTGCTTCCTTTTCGTGCTGTTCCATCATATCTTGCCTCCTGCCTTGAGATTACTTAAGCCGACGTAGTGGTGGTGATGTTGCCGCCTGCAACGTAAACAGTCCTGCTGTATTCGGGCTTGGTGAAGGTGGTTGCGATACCAGTCCACTTGCCGTGATACCATTCGGGACCATGGTCGAGACCGACCTGTCCGAAAATCTGATACTTTTCGCCTGCGCCTGTCTTTGCGAGCGGCTCAAGGAAGAAGTTGCCCTTGCCGGGCATAGGCTGGAATACAGGCGCAATCACGTCAAGATTCAGCAGAAGTGCCGTGCCTGCGGGCAGGTATTCGCCGAGATACAGATAAACAACGCCGAGCGGGGTTACAACGCTTGAAAGCTGAATGCCGTTAACTTCCCTTGCGGCGGGAACGACGGTAAGACCGTTCTGTACCGCATCGGCATTGAGCTGGAACATGGTGGTTGCATCACACCAGAGAACAAGACCGTTAGTCGGCGCATTCTGTCCGTAAATCTTTTTCACCATATCCGCAACATCCCAAAGACCGAGGGGCTTATTTGACATTGCCGTTACGTTGGTGGTGATTGCGGTAGTAAGACCACGGGTTTTGTTTACGGTTGCATCGGTAGTAGCCTTGCTGTAAGCACCCGCAACAAACGTTGCTTCAATATCCGCCGCAATTTTCTGCATTCTTGCCGCAACCTGAAAATCGAGTTCGTTGAGCGGGTTTGCAGTCTGATTCTGAATGTTTACGCCGCTGAGCGTTCCCATGTTGGACTGTTTGGCATACGAAATACCAATAGTCTCCTGGAAAATCTGAGTGACGTTAGTCTGCTGAGTGCGGGTAACGACAGTAGCATCGGGAGCGGTAAGGGAAGCTGTTTCGGAAATTGCAGGCTGAGTGCCGCCGCCGGAAGTATAGCTCTGTCCGGTGACAAATTCTACATGGTTGGTAGTCTTTGCCCGAGAGCCTATGATAGATGAAAGCGGTGTGCGGGTATTGCCTTTATTGAAAAGCATACCGCTATAGTTAAGCACCGCAAAACTTGTAGCAAAAGTATCTGCCATTGTTCAAACTCCTAATTTGTTTTGTTTTGCCCTTGCAGGCGGGTGTAATACGCAACGGCGGTAATATCGCCCCGTGCATTTGCGTCTGCAATAAGCTTTGTATAATCAATTGCGCTGCCGCCGACAGTGCCGCCCACGGGTTTAGGTGTGCCGCCCATCAGCTGTGCCTTATAGGACTTATCATGTTCGGTGATAAACTTCTGCTGATTCATCATGACGGTTGCAAAATCACCGTCAACCATTGCCGTTGCAGTCGCTTTAGCAAGTTCGGCATCATAGCCGAGTGCCGTAAGCTGTACAGTCTGCGCATTAATCTTCTCATTTTTCTGAAGTGCCGCAACCGTTTGCTTCAGCGTCTCAATCTCTTCATTCTGCGCATTCTGCACGTTTTCGCCCTGCGCCGCAAGTGCGTTATGTTTCTTCTTCCATGACGCAAGCTCCGAAGCCGTTTTGTCAAACTGGGCTTTTGTCACAAACCCTTTCATGTCGGGTTCGGGAATATCGTAGCCTTCAAGAGCGGCAAGTTTTTCTTCCGCCGTCATATCGGCATATCCCTCAATCTTTGCAGTATCAATCTTTGCCATAATAAATCCTTTCGCGTTTACAGTTCTCTCTGAATGTGTGTTTACAGTTCTCTCTGATATATGCAAAACCGTCAATATACTCGTTCGAGTATACAACGACAGTTAACGTGTGGGGGCGGCGGAACACTATCTATCGGATAAATTTCGCCGTCTCTGTCAAGGCAGGTGTCGCAAGTGCGGAGGGTCTTTTCAGCAACCCAACGTACCTTTTCAGCACCATCATCCTTGAATGTTTTTAAAACAACCTCATAGGTTATGTATTCGCCCGCCGCAAGCAGGGTAAGCAGCATAAGCCTAAGCGCATTGTCCAATTCGTCTTTGGGCTTGTTTGAGCATATAACCGCCTCTGCCGCCCTGTCGCACTTGCGTTCAATCTCATGCGCTATAACGTACTTTGTGGTTCGGCAGTAGTCATACATGCGTTCACGAACCCATGAGCGTGTAGGGGCTTCCGAATGCGCTTTTTCGGACAATTCGGCATGGAGCTTTGTTGCCATAGTGGAAAACGCATCAACGGACAACTGCAAAATCTGCTGTTTCAACGTGTTCATGTTGCCAATAACGTTGATTGAATCGAATTTTGCCACATTCTTGCGCAAATCATAGTACAGTATAGCGACTTGCGCTTTCAACGAATCAATTGAATCATCTACAATGTCAAAATAATCCGTCATTCGTTGCCTCCGTGCAGGTCAATCGTGTTCATTGCCTTATACGCCTCAAGCTTTTTGCGTTCCTGTGAAGCCGCATATTCCTGCTCCATAAGCCAGCCCCTTGTCGGGTCGGGAGTAATGCCGCTGATTTCATATGCAAGCAAAGGCGGGAAGCTTTCAATCGCTCTAAGCGTTGCAAACACTTGTACCTTGTTCTGCATATTTTCGTAATTACGGCGTGTAAATACGATAGCAATATCGTCATTGGCAAGCGTTATATGCCGTGTTGCATCGAGTATCCGCAAGACAATACCGAGGAAACGCCGTTCCGAAGGCTCAAACATCTGTTCGGTGTCTTTTGCCCTTGCTTCCGCATCAGCCCAACCGTCACGCATGGTAACGGCAGTGCCTGTGTCCGAGGTACTTGAGCCGCCGTTCCTGTTCGGCATACCGCAAGCAACAAGCACGGACTGATAAAGATAATCAACAAGCGTTTGTGTTTGCGTTTGATTAAGTTCCTGCGTCAAATACTTTGCGTCACCGTCGGCAGGAAGGTTCAGCCCGAGCATTTCACGCAATTGCGCATAAAGGTCAATCTTCTCGCCGCTGTCATCGATTAGGTCAATGCCTTTGGTGACAAGGATGGACTGTATAAACTGTTCTACACCGTCAAGGCGGTTCGATGAAATAATGTTCAGTGCATCAAGCTGCGTCAATACCGTTTCGAATGCGCCGAGCCTTGCAGGATTCTGTAGGTATTCAATTATCGGAATGTCGCCGAGAATGTGTTCGGTATGTTCCTGTATTGCGCCCATGCCGTTCAACCCGACAGTGGCGGGATAGCCGACCTTGAAATACTCCGTTTTCGTGTAGCAAGACAGAATAACCGAGCCGTCATCGTGCTGAACGTAGGAAACGCCGAGCATAGGCTCATGCCCAATGCCGCTTGAATACACCACAAACGTGTTCCTTGGGTCAAGGTTGTATGCCATAATCGGGTTCACGTCACCGCCCTCTGCATCGTCACGCTTGAGTACGATTCTGTAAGCAACGCCGCATATCGCAAACCATTCGGCAAGCACTCTGTCACAGGAAGCCTTTGAAGCCGCCTGCATGTACTTATTCAAAGCATCAACAGCGTCAACGTTGCGTGCGTCGCTGTCTCTTGAAACGTACTGTATTGCATTGCTCATAAGATAGCCTGTTTTGAACGATACTATCTCATTTGCGTGGTTTTCTACAACAACGTTGCATATGTCTTTGCGAAACTCTTTCGTGCGTTCGAGAATCGGCTGTTTGCCCTTATAGTAATTATACAAATAGTCAATATCCGAACGGTTAAGGGTATGCACCTTGAAAGCTTTCTGCAAAACATCAAGCAAGTTTTCAGCAGTAACGGCAGTTTCGTCCGTGTAAATAGGCTCTCTGCCGTAATAATTCAGTCTGTATTTTGGAACGCCCATTTATCCACCGCCGTTTCTATATACTCTATTATATCATAACACATTCTAAAATGTTTGTCAAGGGTTTGTAATTTAGAACGGACGCTGGAATATATCAGCTCTCTGTCGTCTGCCTGTTACCATGTTCATTGCCATAACAAGGCTGTCGGGAGCGTCATCATGCTTGTTCTTGCCCATGAATTTGAACGAGAATACATTCTGCATGAACAACGAATACGGTTTTGTGCGTTTTCCCTCTTCACGGAATATCATCCGTTCACGGATTTCAGGTGCTTTATCGAGTATGCGCTGTTCCTTCATTGCGCTCACGCCGTTTGTAGTGCGTGTAGGAGCGGCTTTTGTCGTTATCGATATTCTGTACCCCTTTTGCTTTAAAAGCTCTTGTACGCCGTCTCTGTACGTCTCAGTAGCCTTTGTGGCTTCAAATTGCGCTGTCCTGACGTTGTTGTCGATTATTGCCCTTGCAAGCAGGGGTTGGGTTATGCGCTTATCGCCGTTGTCGTACACAACATCGTGAACGTAAATGTCTTCGCCGTACTGGTAGCACACGGGAGCGGCACAATAGTCACCGCCGCCGAATGAAGGGTCACACGCAAGAAACACTCTGTCAGGCTCGCCTTCCGGAAGTTCGCCGTTGTAGTACCGCATATCCTCAGGATTGAATACCGTGCCTTCACGCTCTATAGGTTCGCCCATGTACTGCGCAACCCATGATGCCATATCGTTGTTGCGTTCGAATGATGCACGTCTCTGGCGGTAATACTCCGTGCTGAACCCCACATCGTAATCGTAATAGAAGTTGGATTCATCGTTCTCATCGAGTGCGGGAATGTTGATTATTTTAAACCGACGTTTCTTGTACTGGTCGCTGTTCATCAACAGCTCCATCCTAAGACCCGCAGGGTCAATCATGCTCCAACGAGTACCACACCACAGCACCTTCGCCGTTTCTTTCGCTCTCGGCAACAAATTGTTATCGACTTTGCTCCATGCCGAAACAAGCCTGTCACGGTTCAACGCTTCTTCTATGCCGCCTATAAGGTCATCCGATATAACAACACCGTTGCAGTCACACGCACCGTTAAGCGTTCCGTACAATGACCTGCATGTAAGGCTGGCGTAACGTTTCTTTCGCCCTAAATCAATCGTCGTTTCCTGTGCATTCGTTTTCGCTATCCGCTCATTCGGGAATACGTCAGACCATCTATATGTGATAGGGTCGGTGAGTACCTCCAATATGCCGTTGTAAAACGCTTGCGTTATCGTGCTTGAATACGCGCTGTACAAATTCGAACGTTCATCATTTCTGCCAATCAGCCAAGTAACGTAAAACAAAAGTATTGTACTCTTGCCCACACGAGGCGGCATACTGATAAACAATTCATCAAGCTCATTGTCTGTGAGTGCCTGTAATGCGTCTACAACCTCTTTGAGCCGTTTTCTTCTGGGCTGATAGAATCGTTCTGCTGGCGGTCTGTCTATCTCTAAATACAGCAAATATGCGTCAAATGAATCAGGTGCATCAAACAACAAGCTCCGTCTGTATGCGTTGAATAATTGCTCAACGTCACCTTCACACTTATTGCGCAGTTGCTTTGAAAGCACTTTCCTAAGCTCAGCACTGTAATAATGCGTCTTTTTCGGCTTTGCGGCGGCTTCTGCAATGCACCAGTCAATTAAATCGTTGCATGCCTCAGCATTGGTCGGGTCTTCTTCTATACGTTCGAAAATTAGTTTTGCTATGTCCATACTGTGCCTCCTATGGTATGTATTTATTATATCATGAAACAGTGCTTGGCGAAAAGGCTTTTGGTTCTACTGGTGGTTCTTTGGTTCTTTTCGTGGTTCTTTTGGCGAAATGTGGGTCAGAGCCTTTTTGTTGAAATGTGGTCAGAGGGGTAAAGTTGTTTCTGCACTCATACCGCATATCCCCCACCGTGGGGTCTACTCTTTGTCATTATTTCATAGCACAATACCGACAACACACACAATAAACAACCACATAGCAATAGCAATATGCACGCAATAGCACGCACACAATGCAATAGCAACAGCAAATAAGCCGCAATTATAATCTTGCATAGTATCGCATACGCAAGCAAGGCAAGCGGCATACACTGCATAATACCGCATAGCAATGTTACGCTATTAATATTTTACATAGTACATGGTGGAATGACAGCACATACGCCGACAGCAAAGCAGGGAAGCGAAAACAGCGTAAAACAAGCATTTATGTACTCATACAATAAATAATCATGGCGGAGTGTAAAGCATAGCAAGGCACGGTATCCAGTGAGTATTCAGCAGGTATGTAATAGAATAATTATATCGGGCATTGCGGCATAGGCTATGATATACTGCTATCGCATTATGCAGCCTCCGGAGCTGTCGCAATTGCACACAAATATATTTCATGTTAACTGAATCATAGCAATACCATACTATAATACACACTCATAATATACCAAACAATTTTAAAGATACATCCTGCTGTTTCAATCTGCAATAGAAAAAACCTAATCAAACAAACGGATTATACTATCTGCTGCTCGTTGTATATTTTCAAAAAATGCTTGCAATGCGCTTCCGGATCTGTTATAATTTAACTATCAAGTAGAGGGAAGGAAAACCCAAAACCAGGAAGGTAAATAAAAATGACAAAAATATCTGCAAAGCTTGCAAAGAAAATCGAAAAGGCAGTTGAGTGGGATGCTGTGGAAGTCTCGAACGGAGGAGCAATAAAATGAACGAAATGGAAAAGAAACAAAAGCTCGTTGAGTATATCGACGGAATGAACACCGACGAAATCGTTGCTTTGCACAACGACTATTGCGAAGCGGCAAACTATGATGAACACATTTACAGCATGTGGGATTTGGATGAATTTTTTTCGTGCTCGAGGCCGCATTGGGTCCTCGAGAGAGCGTTTTACGGAAACTTCAATCCGAGGCACGACTACTTCTGGTTAAACAATAGCGGCAACCTTGTCTCTGCGGATTATGTAACCGAAATGCCGATTTCGGTTGAAGACATTGCCGACTACATTCTGTCGACAGAAAACAGTCTCGGCAATGATGAAATTCAATATATGATTGACCGCGAAACCAATTTTTGACAGGAGGACAAAAATGGCATTGCGCACAAACACAAAAAAGGCAAATGCGAATATTCGGGCTTATATACTGGGCAACTTTAAGCCCGAAGGATACACCGACAACCCGCCGAAGGACTTTCCGGAAGTGGCGGGGTTCATTCTTGACACTTTCCGCAAAGAAAAAAAGTCGGATTTTCTCTACTATCACGGCAACGAATTTGCCGCATTCACGGACTGGTGCCAGGGGCTGCCGTCCGTCCTGGATACATGTTATTATTACAACCGTTCTGCGGTTGACGATTTAGGGCGGATACTCGAAGAAACCGCCGAGGAAAAAGCACGCTTCAGCGAAGCGGAAGCCGTTCTGCGGTTGACATGGTTGCTATATCGGGAGCTTAAAAAAGGCGAGTCAGCAGCAAAGAAGGAGGATGAAGACAATGAGTAAAAAAATCACAATGGAAACTTGCGGCGGCGAATCTCGCGCATATCCCGGGACAGGCTGCGTGTATGTTTTAGGGGCGGCGGAGCTGACGGAAGAAGAATCCGCGGTGCTGACCGATGCGGAGGAGGACGAAGACGAACGGAACGTCAGTATTTCGCTTAAGATAGGTTATGACAAAACAGAAGTCACTCTCGAATTTTGCAGAATCCTTGCGGCGGCAACCGTGAGCGTCGAGTGGAAATTTGTCGAGGTTTACGGCGAAATGTACTACCCAACGCAAGACGAAATAGTTGAAGCGGTCGAAGCACTCCCGGAAGGCGTTTATGCGGAGCTTTTCGACGGTATGACGGAGGAAGAAATTCAAAAAGCCGTTGTTGATGCGGGTTTGTGCGAAAAAATCGACTGCCAGTGCGCGCACGTTTTAGAAGCGGCTGTAAAAAAAGCCTGCAAAGCAGCAGGGCTTCCGCTGTCAGCGTTGGAGGGTTTGGAATGACTTTCGTTCTTTTCGTTCTTGTGATACTGGCATTGCCGCTACTGATTAAAAAATAAAATTGCAAGCTGTCCTATCTGGCTATACGGGGAGAAGGGGTTAAAAATGATTAATGGTAAAATTTTCGAAAATATGCAGAAACTCCGCTCACGCCTGCAAAAAAAAGATGCGGAGGATGCCAGCTCAATGTACGTCGGTAATGACGGAATTACATTGTACGCGAATTCGTGCTCCGTGTATGTCCCTGCCGACGAAGGCTCTTTTTGCGTAAATGAAGAAATATGTTCTTGTCTGCCCGAATTTGGCGGAAATGCGACTATCGATATTGACGTTGACACGCTGAAGGCATTGCTTCCGCTTTTTAGCGGCACCGTAAGAATAAGCCTGCGGTGTGGGTCCTCGGGCTTCGAAGTAAGGCGGCTTGCAATTGACGCTTTAAGCCCCGACAGGACGCAAGCGGTTCTTCGCCCGATTGAATACGACAGCGGCAAATAAGGCTTGATATAACATTTCACCCGTCGGAGCGCAATGTTCCGGCGGGCTTTTTATGCTCCGCTGTATGATACTATGCTTTTTCTGTTTAGTATCATGGCGGAATAACCCGCTTCCGTCTCGGCTGAAGGCTATAGCAACGCTGCATTTAAGCCGCCTGCATTGCCTATATTGCCGCTGATTATTCGGCTGTACACCTGCACATATGCATTATTCCGCTGTTGCATTGCCTGTTATGTGCGTTTAAAGCTATGTTGCAAGCGTGTTTTTATGTTCGCCTTGCATTGTTACTATAACATTAAATTTTGATGTTTGGTAACTCTTGACAAACATTTGAAAATATGCTATACTGTAAACAGTGATTCCGCCATGATGTTTCACGTGAAACATTTTTTATATGAATTTGCGCCAGAGAGTCGCTGTCTTTTTAACGTCGTTTGCGCAAGAGAGTCGCTGAGAGTCGGAGAGTCGCTCGTTATTCCTCAATTGGTATTGACTTTGCGTATATTTCTTGCAATTCTTTGACACTTTTGCCCTCAGTTTGTGACATTTCTGCCACAATTTTGACAGAATCGGTCATTGAATAAAAATTCTTTCCCCTGAACATATATAGTAATTTATCAATCTTACCGCTAATTGCAAGCTTAGCATCAGACGCTTGCACAAAGTCCCTTGCTCTTCTTACGATAGATGCAGTGTGTTGACTGAATCCGTGTTTGCCTTCAAGCCAATTGGTTACACTGCCGATTGAATAGCCTGTGTAGAGGTACATTTCCTCGATGGTGGGAACGATACCGTTGGCAGAGCAATAATCGAAATATTGTTCGAATCTAAGAGCGAGTTCTTCATCGTTGCGTACCTTGGGCATCCGTGCCGCAACAGCAACCTCGGACAATAGCTGAGATACCATTGCCCTTGATTCATCGTTTTGCGGAGTCGCAACCTTCGTGTTCTTTGATTTTGATACTGCTGTTGACTGTTTCCTGCTGTTAGTCTTCGTTACTGTCTTTTTTTCTTCCATTTTTCCTTTCTCCGTTACTGATAATATATTATTTACTCTATTATACCACAATTTCTGAGTGTTTTGTCAAGCGTTTTCCTTGAAAATACCCTGTTTTGTCAATTATTTACTTGACACCCTGTATAACCTTCCTATAGGAGAGTACTATATAATAAAAGAGATACACACTGTCAAGCGAAATACCGCATTTTACCCCATTTTACGGTAAATCACTTGACAACTTCCCTTTGAGCGATATCAATCAATTACGAAACTTTCCGAACCGTCTTCTTTCTCAATTACCAGCTGATAGCCTAAAGCCTTCAGCCAACGTGAGAGAGTTTCGCCCTTTAAGCATGAGCAGGATTTTTCATTCACGGCATAGGTATAATATTGACGTTTAATTCCTATCCGTTTCGCCATCTGCGACTTGTTTTCTCCGTTCATTCTTTCGATGCTTTCAAATACTTCCCTGATTGTCATTTTGTTCTTTCTCCTTTACTGATTGTTTTTTTGTTTTAGAATCAATCCGACTGCACAATTTAGTCCGTTTTCGTCTTTCCTGACTTCATATTTTTCTTGTATATTTTCTGCAAATTTCCTTGCGTTCATGATATAATATCCATTTTCTCTGCAAAAAGACTTGTATCGTATATACAAATCGACTATAAAGGCTGAACCTGTCGGAATTTCCGAACAGTTCGAGATTATATACTGGGCAACAACATCGTTGGAGCTTTCATACTTGCGTAGACTTTGTTTCATGCTGTCCGGGAGTTTCAATCCCTGCTGTCTGTACATTGCGTATCCGTCCGTCAGCCACTTAAAAATGCCCTGCATTGCGTCTTCCTGCCGGAAGTAGTCCTTTAGGGTTTCATCCCGCTCGGCTTCGCTGAAATGCCTGTTAAGCTCGATTAGGCGGATACGGTCACTTGCAAATACGGATTTATCCCTGACCTCGGGAAGGTCGTTGCATGACAGCCACAATGTAAACTGTGGAAGATACGTTATCGGGCTTTCGTATAGATTCCTCGCGGATATTTCCTCTCCACCGGTGATTTGTTTTACTGTTTCCTCATCGAGCCGTCCGTACTGGTTGGATTCAGCCATTGTAACGAAACGTTTGCCCGCAAGCCTTGCAAGGGTCGGCGTTGCCGAATCCGCATTCCTACTTGTGCCGTGTGTGCATATCACACTGACGGGTGCTACCGTGCCATAATCGCCCAGTGCGTACTGTATAGCGTTTAACAGCGTAGATTTGCCGTTACGCGTGCTTTTGCCCCAGAGTATAAACATACACTCTTCACGGTTAAAGCCCGTTACAGCGTATCCTGCGGCTTTCTGGAGGTATTCTGCTTTATCCGTGTCCCCTTCCGTGATTTCGGCGATAAAACGTTCCCATCTGCCGCATTGCGGCGGGGTCTGCGTGTACCTAAAATTTGTTTGCATCGTCAGAAAGTCCCGCCAATCATGCTTGCGGAAGCGCATTGCCTGCAAGTCATATGTGCCGTTCTTGCAGTTGATAAGCTCGGGTTTGCTGTCGAACTGCCGTGCCGATATAGGAAATACGCTGGCGGCATCCTTTGCTATGCGGTCCCTGAACCGCCTGTCGCCCATCTTTGCAACGAACGATGTATAAGCCTGCCTTAGGCTGTCATCCTCTATCTCGGCGCAATACAGCGTCATAAGGCGGCTGAATGCCTTTATCTGCTCTGCGCACAATAATGCGCCTGCATCGGGCTGCCATCGTCCGTCCGCATACGCATACCATGTTTTGCGTTCTGGGCAATACCGCAGTACGTCCCTGTATGCCTCCGCAAACAACAGCCCCATTCCCCTCTCATCCCATGTGTAGCGGGTCTTATCGGGGTTTTGTGCAGGGTTGCACTGCCGTATTATCTCAAGCCTTGATGTATCCATCCTGTTCCTCTCTGTTTGTTTTGTAAAACAGCCGCTCTATTCTGCGCCTGCCTGTATTCTTCGGGTTTTTGTTGACTTCCTGCAAACACTCCTTTTGCCAAACTTCCCGCCATCCGCTTGGTGCTGTCTGCTCGGATACAAAGATTGACAAATTCGGTGTGTTGTCAAGAAGCTCGTCCATGTATGCCCAAAAATCGGCGGAGCTAAATCCCTTTGCGCCGTCATATCCGTGCGTGTTGGCATACGGCGGGTCGCAATACATTACTGTGTCAGGCGGTATCTCCACGTCCCTGTAGTCCCCTGCCGTGAATACTGCGTGTTTCAGCCCTGCGTCCATTATGCGTTCGTTGCTGTCTTTCGCTTCACGGGCGAAATTGCAGTATATCCTGCCGTCCATCGTTGTTTCATTGCCTTTTTTTGCTTGGTCGGCGTAATTCTTCCCAGTTCTGTCTCTTGCGTAGCCGTGAAACCATTTTCCCGCATATGCGCAGCCCGCTCCGATGAATCCTGTCAATGCGGGGTCTTCGTCCTTATGGTCACGCACATACTTGTATTGCTCTTCCGTGACGGTTGACGGGAACTCCCTGCCTTGCTGCAATTCCTGCCACATTCGAATAATATACGCATTCTTATCGTTACAGGTTTTGTCCGTATGCACGATTGCGCTCTCGATGTTGCAAGCCCCGCAGAACGGCGATATAAAATGCCGCGCTTGGTGTTTGTCTATCTCCGCCTGTATTATCGGCGTTATGTGCTTGATAAACCTGTATTTGCCGCCTTGATAGTGCATTTGTTATGTTGCTCCTTGTTTGTCTTATAAATCGAAATTGAGTGCCGCAAGCATTTTTACGGCACTCTTTTGTTTGTGTTAGTTCCTGGTACTCACTGCAATGTCACCCTTACTGCACATGCAGGCACACATGACGTACCTGTCGTTGCGCTGAGTATGAGTGCCGCCCCGATAGCGAACATTATCAATCCGAGGATAATTTTTACCCCCGTACTCATGTTTCCGTTGCTCATTTTTTACCTCCAGTCGCTGTTTGCAAAATCCCTCTGCGCCTTCCACACTTCATCATACCACTCTTTTGCTTTGCCCTGCTCTTTTTCCATTTCGTTTGAGTAAATCCATTGCCTGTTTGCGTCCTCTTTGTTTCTCATTTCGAAAGATGCCATGAGTGCAGCCTCAGCTTCCTTCTTTTTGCTCTCAACCTCGTGCTGTGCCTTTGTTACCGCCTCTCGGAGCATTTTGTCGATAAGTTTAATCGTTTCAAGTTTCATGTTGTTTCTCCTTTATATCTTTATGTCATCAAAAACGACAGGTATCCGCCGTTGCAGTTCGTGCAGTAGCGGCACGGTCAGTTCCCGCATTTGCGGGTGCGCCGCTTTCGCTGTGCGCAGCTTTAAAAAGTGCCGCCACTCTCGCAAGTTTGCTGTCATAACAATTTCCGTTTTTGTGCTGTTCGGAAGCACGGCTCGGGCTTGTTGCGGCTGTACACCGTACGACAGCAACTCTCTGTACGTTTCCTCGGCACGTTCGCACAATTCTTGCCATGCTTCGTACGCTTTTGCATTGGGCATACGAGGGTTGATAAACTCAATGTCGCCGTTGTAGCGCACATATCGTTGGCTCTCTTGCGAGTAGCTGGCAAGTCTGTGGCGTACAATCTCATGCGTTATGCTACGGTCGCAGATAAATCGCACGGTGATGCTTTCGTGTTCAAGCACGCTTTCATGCCCACGCTCAATCAGCATTCGGACAAACGCCTCCGCTGATTCATCCGTTATGCGTTTTTCCGATTTGTAGCATGTGCGTCCTGCTTTTTCAATACGTTTTAGCATCTGGTTGCTGTCAATCGGCGTTTCGATTTTGTAGCTTGCGTTGCTGATTTTCATCGTGAGTTCCTCCCTCAAGGTTTGCGCCTTTGCGCATAAGAGCTTCTAATCGCATTCCTAAGCATTCCAACGCTTTAGATGCGCAACCTATTAATGCGGCGACTTTGCTGCCGTGCGGGGCTGCGTGGACGGTCTGGGCGGCGTTCTGAACGTCGATATATAAGATTCCATCAAAATAATCGTTCAACTCACCGTTATTGAATGCCCGCCATATCTCAAACATATCCCAGTCAGCCACCCGCTCACCGTGCTGCTCCTCGATAACGACAGCCATGCTGAGCAACTTTGCACTTGCCCAAATTTCAACAGTTTTATTGCTCGTCATTTTGTTCCACCTCAATTTCCCAGCCACCATTTCATCACGGTTTCGGGTTTGCCGTCACCCCACGCAAGCGGAAGTTCCTTGCCTTGCTCCATGCGGCGTTTAAGCATTCTGCCGATTGCGTGCAAGTACATTTGGGCGTACTTGGGATAGCGTTCAAATTCTGCGTTTCTTTTGCCTCCCTTCATTGGGCAACCGATACAGCCCACACGGCTATGTCCGCATTTATACAGCGGGTTGCCCTCGCAACCGTAATGATGCAGGAATTCCCACACGTCCTCATCCGTCCAGTCCAAAATTGGGTTAACTAAGGTTTTGCGAGTGCGATAGCACTGCTCAACCATTCGGCGGGATTCGTCATTATCATCGTTGAGGATAAGCCCATCTTCTCTGGGCTTGCTGTACGCAACACCCATCTCTTGCGCCAGCCTCTCCGTCGTTTTCGGCTTTCCCATTATTTTCACAAGTCCGCCGTCTCTTTTTCTGCTGACAGACTCAGCCTTGCGTACGCCTGTTACAAGCAAGCGTCCTTGATTCGCCGATTCTTTCAGTTTGTTGCAGCAAAAGCGCAGCAGTCGTGTCGGAAGCCCGTGCGTCTCAAGCAGCGACCACATGGTGACGTGTTTCCCGTCTTTGTCCCTCGCCCAACTGATGCGCACATCATGCTGGGATTTAATATACTGCATAGTCTCGGGTGCGTCCGCTGTTGTCAGGTTATGCACCGCTTCAAATTTCACCCCTGCAAGTTTCGCAAGGATTTTTATGCAGTCGCTGTCCTTGCCGCCGCTGTAGGCGAGAACGTACCCTTCTTCGGGTTCGAATGTACGCAGCACCTTTATTGCCTGCGCTTCTTTTTCTTTCAGTTCGCTCACTGCATCCTCCAATCTCCGCATTTAAACAGGCAGTACCTGTCTTTGTTAATGAGCGTGCATACGCCCATGCCCTGCCTGCTGATTTGCCCTTTGCGGTTTACACACTCAAAATGCGAGCATGTTCCGCAGTGTCGGTTGCTTTTTGCTTCCTCGGTTGCGGTTTCCACAAATTCTTTTATCGGCGCATTCTGTATAAACGTGCCGAGTTTGCACAGCTTATCGCCGCCCTTGCCGTCCGTCCATTTCGCCCACAATGCGGCTTTTTTGCCGCCGTTACTGTCCCATGCCATGAAACACAGGTTGTTCCCACCGTTGAGCAGGTGGCGAAATGTTTCGTCTTGGGCTGTTGACCAAAACGTGCCGCAGGGTGTGCGTTCGCCGTTTTCATCCTCCAGTCCGAACCTTGCGGCTCGGCGGAGGGTCTCAATGTAAATCTTTTTCATTACTCAGCCTTCTCCTTTGCTGTTACATGCTTTACGCCGTTGAATTCCTGCACTTTTCCGAACACCTTCACCGACTCCGCCCTGTTCGCAAGGCTAAGTATCTTGCGAACTGTTTCCTTCACCTCAGGGCTGTTTGTGTGACCGCCAAGGACGGCAGTGCACAGATTATATGCAAACTCGGCAATCTGTCTATCATCGAAGTTATTTCCGGCAAAGCCCGAGTTGAAGGCTGCAAACTCCAGGTTGGCTCGGGCAAAGATTGTGCCGCCGGTTATGGCGTCCACAAAGTCTGCTCGCCACAACTCTGCCTCTCTAAAGGAAGCAAAGTTGACCTGTGCCTCCCTGAAAGAAGCCCGCTGGAGTGACGCCCCCTCGAAGTACGCGCCTGTCAGGTGCGCCTCATCGAAAACTGCATGGTCCGCCATGCAGTCATTAAATTTTGCATATGACGCTCTCACGAAAGTGAGATTCGCCCCTTCAAAGTTGGCGTGGCTGAAATCAGCCGACTTTAAAAAGGCTCCCTTCATGTCCGCGCTTTGGAAATTCGCCTCCCTTAGGGAGCGTCCTTCCAAATGTACCCCTCGGAGGTTTGCTCCGCTGAAATCGGCACGTTTGCCTGTGTGCCAATCCTTCAACCATGCTTCATGCTGAGTGCATATTTCGTTTACCTCTTCCTGCGTGTAGACCTTGTTTTCCATTTTTATTTCTCCTTCTGCGTTTTTATGTGTCCGCCTCACTTGATAGTACTTATTATACCACCACCCTCCATTGCCGTCAAGCGTTTTTTGCGTTTTCAAATAATATATTTTAGGCGCAACCCAGAATCCCGAATTGCGCCCTTTGCTTATTTATTGTAATTTGCACTGCAACAGCCTTCTTTGCATTTAAAGCCGTCTGTTTGCGTCTCTGCCGCTTCTTTTGCGTCCGTAATACATTGTATCAGTGCGTTTGTTTTGCGGCTGTACAGCGCATTGTGGACGGTCTCAGCGGCTGTCTTTGCGTCAACTTTGATTAACCCTTCATACAGCGGTTCAAGTTCACCGTTGTTAAAGTCTCTCCATATCTGTGCCATATCCCAGTCCGATTCCATTGCGCCGTACATACGCTCAAGCTCGACAGCAATTTCAAGTATCTTTGCCTTTGCCAAAGTCTCAATCTCTGTGTTCATTGTTGCACTTCCCTTTCAAAAATTTATTTATGAAATACTGCTGTCCCTTGCCTGTCACCTTGGTTGTGCGAGTAACACGCACCGAGCCGTCAGGGTTGCCGACGGTTGATTCTTTCACTTCAAACAAGCCGAGTTCAATTGCCCTTTGTGTTGGGCTGTTGTAATCAGTACCGTTGCGCCGTATTAAGTACCCCTGCTGTCGGAGTGCCTCGAAAAGTCGGTTTTGCCCGATGTCAACTCCGTTTTGCTTGAGTATCTTTGCAAGCTCACCAATCAAGATTGACGTGTGGGATGCCGCTACTGCGTCCGCAAAGAGTGCTTTCGGCTGCATTTCCGCAATCTGCACATTGCGCTGTTCGATTTGCCGTTGCGCAACCAGCAGTGCCTTCGCAAGCAGTTCCGTGTCGCTCATCTCATCCTGCCCCGCTATGTATCCGCCGCTCTTGCGGATTGACGGAAGCACCTCTGCCGTAACCCAGCGTTTGAACCGCTGTGCGCTGTCCAACTTGCTTGATAAAATCAAGCTATAAAGTCCTGATTCGTTAATTATTACTGCTTCACGTTCACCGTATTGGGTGGCAATCCGCCACCCACCTTTGTCTTCCTCGGATACATGGGATTTTAGCGCATTCACGCTGTCTTTGTATCCCAATGCCGTTGCCACGTCTTTGCCGACAAACCACGGTTCGCCGTCTCTGTTCAGCGTTCGGATTTTGCCAAACTCTGCGTTGTTAAACACTTTAATTTCATTCATTCTATTTCATCTCCTATCACTATTCTTAATGCTTCCAAAAACCGTTCAGCGTCCTCGTCACTTCTGAAATATGCAGCATTGTACAGTATGCAAGCGGCATTGTCTTCGGGGTCGTCTCCACGGACAAGCAACGACAGTTTTTTTCTGCCCGGCAAATTTCCGACAAGGATAGCCGCATTCCCACGGCTGTATCCGCCGTATCTATCCTCTACTTTTTTCATTCACCTATCCTCCTTTCAATTTTAGAGCAAAAGTCCCAAGAATCGTGTCCGCCAGGAATATCCTCTCCGAACCATCGCTTTATAATCAAGCACTCTTCTTCCTCTCTGTCATAATGCTTGCAGTCCCAGCAAGTCCCTGTGCGCTTAAATTCCTCTTTGTCCATTTCATCAAGTGCCTTCCTCAGTTCTTGCGCAAAGTTAATTTCTTGCGCAAAGTTAATTCTTAAAACTTTTCTTTGCTTTTCAGCTCTGCGTTTTGTGGCAATACGCATTGCATCGTCAAATGCGTCGTTCAACCGCTCAAAGGTGATTATTTTTTTGTTCATTGCCATTGCTTTTTTCCCTTTAGCCACTGCCAATCCTTCCCAGGTTCATATTCAGGGCAAATTGCACTGTAAACGTCTCCGTGTGTAAAGTCTTCGCCAAGGAAGCCCTTTATTCTTTTGCACTCCCCCTTTCAGCGTTTAAGAAGAAAACGCACCATTTCTTCTTTTTCCTCGTCCGTGTCCAAACGTTTCACACGTCCCTCCTATTTTCAAACTTTACCACAAACAAATTTTATCGGAGTTGGCTTTTGCCACCAGAAGACTTCCCACACACCTTTATATTCCGTTGCGTTTCCGTTGCTGTAGCCCGGCAAATACCACCCTTTTCCCTTTGTAAACCATCCCACTGCAAGCCTAACTTCGCCTTTTATTACGAACAGTGCGCCTTTTTGGGCTTCGATTGCCACGTCATATTCCCCGTCGCAAGGCGGTTCAACTCCTTCAAGCCAGTTTACGCTCATATATCCCTCCTGTTCCATGCCTCCGCCGCTTCGTCAGCGGTCTTATATCGCCACGGCTGTTGCTGTATGTAACACTCCGTGTTTATCCCTGTGCTGTTAAAGTTGCCGCATTTGATATACGGCATTGCCTTGTTGTCCGTTGTGTAGCACAAAAAGGCTTTACTGCCGCAAAACGGACACGGCTTGAGCCTTGCGTCTATCCGCTCATGGTTCTCGAGCCACAATGCTGTATGGAGCGGCACGGGTTCATCGTTGGGGTGTCTCTTCATTCCTGTTCCTCCTGTTTTTCCAGCCCCCAAGAGCAATAGTCCCTGTCCCCCGTCTCATGGGGATTCCAATCATCAAAGCGGCAGCATTCACCGTAGTTGCTCCGGTAGCGACATTCCTTGCAGCGTACAATTTCCTCGCACTCACTCAATATGGCGATTGCATCATCAATCGCCTCAGCGTAATGCCACAAATCGGAGTGCCTTACGTTTCCAATGTCATTTTTGAGGTTGTTGAGCCATTTTACCGCATCTACTTTGTTCATTCTTGTTCTCCTTCCGTTTTAAGCAGTTTCTGAAAATGTGCCTGAATCTCCACCATTAGCTTATACTCGGCTGTCTTTTTCGCCGCAGGGGTTAGCCCCCACAAAGGTGGGTTGCGTCCCACGGCTATGCAGTCGCCGTACTCGTTCGCCGTGTATTCAACGCCATCATCTACCATCGCAAGCAGTCCTTTCTTTACAAGGCTGTTGATGCCTTCCATCGTTTCCTCCTCGCTCATCTCCGCTTCGTTCATAACAGTATCCGCTGACGCTGTGCCTTTCAAAAATACAATCATGAATGCTCCTTCTTCTTCGTATGTCATTTTGTTCCTCACTGCCTCCTTATCACAATTATTTCGTCGGGCGTTAATTCGTCCGTTGAGTACACGGCACACTCAGTGCCGGGCTTTAGCCCGAGTTTGTCCCTGATGTTTCTTGGGATGCATATCCGCCCTAAATTGTCTACCGTGCGAAACTGTATGCCGTCAGGTTGCGGCTCGGCTGTTTCGGTTATTCTGCCGTTTGAGCAGTAGTCCCAGATACAGCGGTTCTCATACCACGCTTTTGCTTGTGTGCATCGACCTAAAATCCTGTCGCCCCATGCGGGTTCGAAATATGGACAGTTTTCGCACTTTCTTATCGGGGTCTCCATTTCGCTCACCGTTGCGATGATGTCGGCGATAATGCTTGCGTAATGAACCTCATATCCGCCGCCGAGCGTGTACGCAGTCTCGGTGCCAAACCGTGAGTGCATTTCCCCGAGCCATCTCAAAACTTCAGATTTTGTCATTCTATCACCCTGCGTTTATCAGCCTGTGCGCACCCGTTCACAATGCCCGGCAGCTTTTTCGCCGCTTCTCTGCCTTCAAGCGTAAACACATAAAGACAATCAGCCTCCGTGGTCGCACCCACCTTAAGGTAGCCTTTCTCCGCGAGCGAGGCGAAGGCTTTTGCCGCATCGTCGGGCGGTAGCCTCAGGTAAGCCCCTGCGTCCGCGATTCCTGCGATGGAAAAATGCTTCACCAGCTCCATCACCATGATTTCATTTTCTGTCATAATTCTCCTCCTTTTCCACGTCTGACATGTTGCGGTCAAACTCATCGTATATCCCGATTGGGTCATGCTTGCACGTCTCGTTGTCGGAGTTCCAGTCGCACTTGCCGCCGTCCCTCACGTCACACATGCTACACAGCTTCATGCGGTATCCGCAATACGGACAGTATATCGTGTATCCGTCACGCTCAACGTCCCACTTCAGCCACACCACGTTGCCGCATTCAGGACATTGCTCTGCCACGTCGTTGTCGATGATTCTCTTTTCGCCGTAAAGGCACTGGTTTTCGTTTTCGTCGAAAATTAATTCGTCAAACTTCGTGCAAATGAGTCTTCGTCTTCCGTCATAGTCTTTTTCTGTTTCGAGGTATTTGCAGTCCTTGCATTCGTGACAATCTTCCGCTGCGGGTATATGCTTTACGGTTTCTATTATGTCATCGATTATGTCGCCAAACCTCAGACGTGCGCCGTTTTTGCGCTCTACCGCAATATCCTGCCCGAATTTTTCGCGCATTTTCCAAAGCCGACGGAGCGTTTCGTTCTTTTCGGAGTTATTCATGTTTTCTCCCCCCCCTTTTTCTTTTGAATCATTGTCTGTCCTTTCGCCGTGAGCGCAATAGCACTCATCCCATATGTCCATGCCAGTATTCGGACAAATCAAGAAGCCCTTTGCATTAACCGTTGCATCTTCAAAATGCACACAGTCTTTGCACCGCACAACCTGGACAGCGTCTTCAACAGTCGGAGTGTCCGCAATCAACAGCTGTATCTTTGCGTGTACAATGCTGTTGATGTCACGGTTAACCACATTATTAGTTTTCGCCTGTGCATATATAAATGCCGCAAGTTCATCTACCGCCATCTTGTCGGCATCAATCAGTCTCATTTTCGTTCCTCCCTTTCAAATGTGACATTGGTTATCGGTATGCACATCGGCTCGTCAATACCAGGTATCTTTTTTGCCGCTTCTCTGCCTTTCGGCGTAAGCTCCCAAAGGTTGCCGAAGAACGTGATTTCGACGTCATTTTCATCGTGTGCGTTTACATCGCACTGATACCTTTTTGCGGCAATTTTAAGGTATCCTTTGCGTTCAAGCGATTTCAACGTCCTGGTTGCCTTAGTAGTCGATATCCCCATGTAGTTCTGCACGTCCGAAGCTTCCGCAACGCCCAAATCGTGAACCGTTTTCATTACCATCTTTTCTGCCTTTGTCATTTTGCTCCTCCTATCATTCATCCAGCATTTTTGATAGCACAAGTAGCTCCCGCCGCAAGCGCAGAATGTCCGCTTGTATCTGCGTCTTTCTTGGTGTGCCTGTCGGCAGGTTGTAAAAGCAATACGTTTTCCGTGCCTCGCAGTGCTCGCCTATGTCGCCGATAACTCGGTTCGCAAGCGTTTCGGTAAATTCCGCTTGCTTTTTGATTCTGCCAATCGTTTTGTTATTCATGGTGTCGCCTCCACCAGTCCAGCAGGGTCTCCCCTGTTTTGTCTACCCAGTCGCTTGCGAAGATTAGCACCATGCAAGCGGCAACAGGGGCTAACGCCCAAAAAATTGCCCAGTAATTCATTCAAACAACCCCCATTTCCCAAATGATTCCGAGGGCGACCGCTGCTCCACTTGCTATCCACCACGGAATACACCACAGACTGCCATCCGCCCACTTGATAGCTCCAATGACGCCAAGTATAAGCCCAACCCAAGCCAGTATTTCCATTCTTATTCCTCCTTGCCTTTTGTCAGCTCATATGCCGCCGCCTGCTCCGCTGTCAACGGGCGCGCATACTCGATGTACCCCCATGCAGACCTGCCGATTTCGGCAACAAATATCGGTTCATCGAAGTTGACTATTGCGTCAACACGGTTGCCTTGCGGCTTTGGGTACGTCCCAATAGAGACAGGACGTTCAGTTGAAAAATATTTCATTTCCTAATCCTCCTTGTTTGCGCTTCCTGCGCTTCTCGTAGAGTATTATACCCCTGCCTTTTATATTTGTCAAGTGTTTTTTGCGCCCATTGACTAATATATTTTTACCAGCAAGTTAGTCACAAGTTAGTCACAATTTAGTCACAAGTTAGTCACACTTTTGCGTGTAATCGTCAAGCTCGGGCTTATGCTCCATCGTCCATGCGGCGCACATGCAGTTCCATACAAATGCGGCGGCGTGGTCTTCGTCCGTTTCGCCCGCAAGGTCTTTCATCAAATGGCGCAAGGCTGAATCGATATATCTGCTAATCGGAATGCCCTTTTGCCAGTTGTGTTCTCCATATTTCAATGCGCCGTTTTCAAAATGCCGTGCAACGTCGAGCATGAGCGCGAAAATATCCTTGCGGGTCGCTCTTGCGTAACAGCACACAGCCCGAAAGAGACCGTCTGAGGTGCCGTCTTTTTTGAATTTGTCAATATATGCGATAACATCCGAAATCATGCCCGATGCCGCATAATTCCCGCGCTCGTAAGTCCATAGCAAATTCTCCACGGCGTCAAGCGGCATTAAATCAAACCGCCCTTTGCCCTGCTGAACGTCTCGCACTGCGCCTGTTTCAAACTCCGTGCGGTTGCCGCTGTCAAGAATCTGTGTCATTATCTTTCTCCGCCTTTCTCCATGTGTAACCTTTGTGTGTTTTGCTTTCACCACGGCAACATCGGGAGACGCACCTAAAGCTGAATCCTGCTCTTCCCGCTGCCTGTGTGCTTTCAAAATGTATTTCGTGTCCGTCTTTCAGTGACGTTCCTATCACTGCGTATTTTTTATCAATAATCTTTTTTTGTGCCTGCTTAATCGGGTTGTCTTCGTCCGGACAGTCCCGCTCCGCCCAGTTTGCCCAGTACAAGTTTTCAGCCCTAATGTCCGTGAACCTTCCGTTGTATCTCTCGACCCGTTTTTTGTGTTGCGGGTCGGGGTTCGGAACGTAAACTTGCGCAACCAGCTTTGCGGCACTCCGTGCGTACAAAATGCCGTTGCGCATAAGGTGTACATACCAGCCTTTGTAAACCTTTACCGCTTTTCCTGTCGCTTTTTCCCGAAAATGCCCGAGGTTCGAAACTTCGTAATCTGGGAATCTTTTTACAGGCTGCCATGTCTCAACCATCGCTTACCTCCCTCCATGTGTAGCCCTTGTACCGTTTTTTGCGCCCACGAACGCAATTGCTTATGCCGCAAACAAGGTAGCCATCCTTCTCTGCTTCTTTCATGCTGTCGTAGTGAATCTCGCTGCCATCATGGATTGATGTGCCGGTGATTCTTTTCTTGACAAAAGGGTGTGGGTCGCCTTGCTGTGCTTTGCGTTTGTAAAGGGATTCCCGCCATTCACCCCAGTACAGGTTTTCGGCTTCAATCCCTTTGTCATAGTCTATCTTCAACGCACAAGGCTTGTTGTTCGGGTTCGGCACGAAGGCTTCAGCGACAACTCTTTGCCGAGTTACGTTCCGCCACTTGCCGTCCTGCCTTATCCTCACGGTATCGCTTGCGGGCTGTACAAATTTGCGCCTGCGGCAGTTAAATATCCTGCCCTTGTTGGATACGGCATATGTATTGTCCGTGCCACTCACGGTTTTAAATACTTCCCCGTGCTGCACACCATACATTGCCAGTCCTTCAAAGTTCTCCATTTTTTCAGCGTTCTCGTTCATCTCCTGCCTCCGTAATCGTCACTGTTATTTTGTCTGCCGTGCTGTACACTTTTGTCATGTGCAGTTCGGTTATCTGTTTATCGTCATTATACACCAAACCGTTTAATGCGTCAAGTATGGCTTTTGCGGCATTGTCGCAGTCGGGTTTCTGCATCATCGGCTTGCCGTCAAGCTCGGCACGTTTTCTTTTGCTCCAACGTTTGGGCATAGCGTAGAACGCACATATTTCGATTTTAAGCGGGGTTTCGGCTGGGTAAGGTATTTTATCGTCTGCACTCATTAAAGCCCGTGTGCGGGCTTTCAGAGCCGTTTCATACGCCTGTGTGGTCTTCGGCGTGTATGCAACGTGCGTGTATGTGTTGATTCGGGGTCTCCCTTTGCCGATTGCTCGAAGGTTGTATACAAACTCCATTTTACACCTCCATGGTGCTGCGCAAGCGGTAGTTGCGGGTACGGTCACGCTTGATGTTTATGGTGTAGCCCGCCGCCATCTCGACTATCCTGCCGCCTGTGGCTTCGTCGATGTCAATTATTTCGCCGCTGGTCAGCTCACTCGATACGATAGTCGGTTTGTGCCGTACATATCGGCGGTTGATTATGTCATACGCAAGCCGCACATCCGCCGCTGTCGGTGCTGCATTGTTAACAGGCTTGAACAGGTCGTCAATGTACAGCAAGTCGCATTCGGCAAGCTCGTCAATTGCGGCTTTGTACGCCTCTGCATCATTGGCAACCGCCTTAATGCCTTGCGCCGTGCCAACCCATTGTGCGTATCTTGCAAGCTTGTTTGCAAGCAAGAACTCCCTGAATACCGCCGTGCAAAGGTGGCTTTTGCCCGCTCCGCTTTGTCCGCCAAAAAACAGGCAATGTGCTTCGGAACTATCCTCAAGTGCAGCTTTTGTGAAGGCTTGGGCGGTCTCCTTAAGTCTTGCTTGCCATGGTTCGGTGGTCTCGTAATTGTCAAACCTGCAACGCTTAACTTCATCCTCAAGCCCGCTTGCTTTGAGCGCACGGATTGATTTGCGCACCTTCATGCATTTACACTTGACGTGCTGCATCTCTTCTTCGCCGTGCTTGTTTATCCCTATGCGGGCAATGTATCCGCTATTGTGGCATGTAGGACAGTCCCAACCATCCTGCTCGTTGAGTGTGCCGTGCGTGGTTGCGTTGAAGTAGTCAACCTCCTCTTGCAGCCTCTCATGAGGGGTCATTGCCCTAAGTTTCTCTACCTCGGCTTTCATCTCGTCTGTGAGGGAAGCCATTAAGTTCATCAACGCTTTGTAAGCTTCGTCAAACATTTTCTTTTGCTCCTTTCGGTTTTTTAAACAAGAATGCCGTATGCCGGATTCCATGCTTTTTCTTGCGGCTGTGCTTTAGCGGGCTTTATCACTGTCCATGCGCTCTGCACGGTCTGTGCTGCCTTCTGGCTGATTGGGTAGAAGGACAGCCATTGTCTGTCAATGCTCTGCTGTACGATGCCGACAGCACGTTCTTCGTTGCACAGGCTGAGGTCATCAAGCTTCTGCAACACCTTTTTGATGCCGTATACGTTTATCGGGCGGTTGATTCTCTCACGCATTGCAATAAAATTTTGCAGTGCCTCTTTGAGGGGTCTGTAGTCCGTGTATTGGCAAATCTGTTGCTCTAAACTTGCCTTATCGGTATTATTATT